GGTAGATCTGCATCTTAATTTGGGTACTTTAAAACCAGCTTCGATGATGAAATACTTAACGCGTAAATCCCTGGTGGCATTTGACACCACCGTTAACCAATGGAAGCTAACGCGTTGCGTACCTAACGAATCTGCCCAGATTAGCTAGGGTGGCCCATAAAGAATTAACCGACGAGTACCGTAAATGGTGGCGTGGTTTAAAACCATCCGAAAAGCAGCGTTTAATTGATTCTAAATGCTTCGATGCATCTGAACCAGAATTTGGTGACCCATTAGATTCGCGTGCTTTGGTTAACGATACTCCGATATCGATGCAACCCGGCACAGTAGTTACCAGGGAATCTAAACATAATAATATTGTTAATCTATTTGGCATCGACGATTCTGCTTTTGAAAACCTGGCCGCCAAAGAAGAAAAAAAACCTAAAACTTATCAGCTTACCGAAGCTGATATGGAAACAATTTCACAGCGCTTAAACTCGGTCCTAATTTTTCTGGTCAAATCTATGGACGATTCTACTGATCCATCTACCAGGTTAGATGCGGACGTGGTACGCATTGTTCTAGGGATGTACGACGCACCTAAGCAGATTGATTTGGCAGAAAAATATAATGTTACTCGTGCTACCGTTTCCTGGCGATGCACAAACCTTTTAAGGCGCCTTGGTTTGGAAAATTCAGTTTATATGAGGCCACAGAATGCTGTGTTATCGATGCGTATTAGCCGAATCCTGACCGTTTTAGAAGCAGGGAGCCCCCCGGCAAGGAATCTCTTTGAAAAGGCCTTAAAAAGGCGAACGCGACCGCGACTCCGTAAGATTCTCACTCAAAAACCCAGTTTAATTAAGGGGAAGCGGAAAAATTTCGGCCAAAAAAGCTGATTTTAAATGGCGCTTACAAATAAAGACCTGGCTGCCCATTTTAATGTGACCCCATCGCGTGCAGCTGCCTTGGTTCGAGCTGGGTGCCCCTTGGATTCGCTGGAAGCTGCCACTACCTGGAGGGAGGCCCGGCTTTTACGTGGCCAGCGTGGTGGGGTGGAGGTTCGGGCCCCAATAAATTATGACCGTACATCTATCCAAGCTGATACCACTTTTGAAGAAACCGTACAGCGTCACCGAGATCTGAAAGAGGACGCTCGCCAGCAATACATCGCAGCTCGCGACGCTGGTGACCCGAATCAAAACAAGCTTTACCAAACTTATGAGAAGATTGCGTGGACTTTAGTTAAATTTGAACGCGAAGCCCTGGCACGCGCAATTGAATCAAAGGAGTTGATTAAGGTGGTCCTGGCCGTCGATAAGCTTACCAAGATTTTAATTGAGATTAAAGCCGACCTGCTGGCCTTTGGGATGGAAGTAGCCACGGCCGCAAACCCCGAATCACCTGGCACCGCGTTAAAAGCTATCGATGCCCACGCCCAGAAGCTGTTAGCCAAATGGTCCCAAGCTCAAACCGAAACAATAGCTGAGATGGTAACACCGGAGCAAATTATTGCACCAGAATCACCCCCATCCGAAAATTTTAATGGAGATATCAGCAGCGATAGCATTTGAGCGCAAATTACGTTCGGTATTAGCTCCAGATCCTCATAGGGACCCAGTGGCCTGGTTGGAGCACCACGTTAAATCTATTCCGTACTCACCGCAATCTGGACCGTTTCGCATTAAGAATTCGCCTTGGTTAGCTGAACCCTTGCGTGCTTTAGTTGATCCAGAAGTACAGGAGATTGCGGTACTAGGTTCGGTCCAAATGGGCAAGAGCTGGGTGACGGAAGCAGCGAGCTGTTTAATTCCACTGCTGGCACCTGGCCCGACGCTAATGCTTCAAGATATTGACCGTAACGCCGACGATTGGCTGGATACGCGTTTAAGGGTGTTATGGGAATCTATCCCAGCTGTTAAAAATCTTATTGGTCCAGAAGGAATTCCTAAAAAAGGAGCAATTAATTTTAAAACAAATTCGGCCTGGGTGCTGGGTGCAAATAACGAACGCAACTTACAGCGCCGTTCAATTCGGTACATTTTGGGTGATGAGGTTTGGCAGTGGGGTAATGGATCTATAAAAGAAGCTTTGGCGCGAACCACTGCTTTCAAATGGCAAAGCAAAACAGTTTTTGTTTCCCAGGGTGGAACGGAAGGCCACGATTGGGCCGAATTCTGGAAAACCACGGACCAACGGGTTTGGACATTTGCGTGCCCAGATTGCGGCCATCGCCAAGAATATAAATGGACATCGTTAAAGTTTCCGGAAACAGCTCTGACTACCACGGGATGGGATTTGAACCAGGTACGTGCTGGGGTAATTTATATTTGTGAGAAATGTAGCTCAGAGCTAAAAGACACTAATGCGGTACGCACCAGGTTAAATTCCACGGGTGCTTATGTGGCCACAAATCCACGAGCACCTAAAGAGCGTCGAGGTTATAACTTTAACGCCTTATGCTCGCAGTGGGGATTAAGCTGGGGTGATTTGGCAGTGGAATGTATTGAGGCCAGTAGGGCGTACGATGAACGTGGCGATACCGTCGCACGCCAGGAATTCAAAACAAAGCGCTTGGCCCAGCATTGGCAGGAGGAAGCTGATGAAATTAAGATAGAAGAAACGGTGGGTGAATATAAATTAGGTGACCCCTGGCCTGATGAAGCTAAATTTATTAATGGTAAACCAGTGACGGGTATCGCGTTACCACCAGATCCTTTAAACCAGAAAGAGCTGGTGCGCTGTAGGTTCCTTTCCGTGGACGTACAGAAACGTGGATTTTATTACACCATCCGAAGCTGGGATGCCCAGGGTAAAAGCCGGTTAGTGGCCTGTGGTTATGTGTTTGCTTGGTCGGAGCTCGCCGACGTGCAGAAAAAGCACGACGTTCACCCATTTAATGTTTTCGTAGATTGCGGTGACCAGAAAGATGAGGTGCTAGCAGCTTGTGGTGCACGTGGCTGGAATGCGACGCGTGGCGATCAGAGAAACGAATTTGCCTGGAAGATTCGCCTACCTAGTGGAATGACGAAAACCGAATATAGGCCTTATTCGCCTGCGATTATAGAAACCAGTGGCCAGAAACGGGTTAAAGTTTTTTATTATTCAAATTTACGTTTTAAGGACACCCTCAGCACGTTAATCCGACGTGGCCGACATACGCGTGCCCAGGACGTTCCCCAGGAGTACTTAGCTCAAATGCAATCAGAGCGCCGAACCATTACCAGTGGTGGGAAACCCATCTGGGAACAAATAGGTGATAGGCCAAACCATTTTTTCGACACTGAATGTATAGGCCTCCTGCCAGCTATGGCCTATAAGCTTACGGGCCGGGTTGACCAGGATAGTAGTGAAGATGGCCAGGATGAAAATAAAACTGCTACCCCTTGACAATGGCAGAGCAGTTAAGCATATTTACATCGCGGTGGGATTCATTGGGCATTGGTGGTCTAGCCGCAAAGCTGCCAATCTTGTTATGCAAGGTTGGTAGCCCCGTTATGGTTATTTTGACTGTAACGCGATTTTATATGAGCATACGCCCTACCGGTTGCTTCTTAACGTTGCCTCAAACCACTATTGAGGCGATTCGCGACCAAGCTGCTGCGATGATTTTGGAGGGTAAAACGATGATGAGTTACACAGATTCCGGTACATCTGTGGGTAAAAAATTCGCTATGGATCCACAGGTGGCCTTAGTGGAATGTCGTTATGCGCTACAGATTTTAAACCCAATGCAATACGGAAACCGAGACACTGTGCGCGTTTATAACGGCCTGTGGAATTTCCGAGGGTTATAAAATTTGTAGATATGGCACGCATCCCTAAAAAGAAAATTAATTTACCTGTTAAGAAAACTGCAGGTAAAAACACCCCATTAAAAGCGCGAGCTGATGGGATGGGTGGTGCTGGAGGTGGATGGGGAGGTAGTGGGATTTTTAGCCAATTTGAAGGAGCTAAGTTTAGTAATAAACGCCAGTGGATTAATTCGCCTTATCCTGCTGATTTTAAGAAGGTAATGTCCACTTTTGACCGCCAGGAGCTAACGCGGAAAATGCGCTGGCTTTCGGTTAATAGTGGCCTGGTACGTCAGATGGTTAGTGATATGGCGCTTTATTCCGTCGGTGATGGTCTCAAAGCTCAACCAGCCAGTGGCGATGCGGCCTGGGATAAAATGGCCTATGATTACTTTCATAATTGGAGTAGCCAGGTTTGTGAAGTAACGGGCCGTTATAATTTCGCTGACGTTCAGCAGATTTGTTCGCGTCGCATCGATATCGACGGTGAAGTTTTTGCCCTAAAGACATTCGACACCCAGGGTAACTGCCAGCTACAGATTATCGAGAGTCACCGGGTAGGCACCACTAATTATACTGAAAACCCACAAGCTGGGATTTTCGACGGAATTATTTTTAATAAATACGGTAAGGTAACGGGATATAATATTATCAAATCTGATGGCGATGCACGCGAAGTTTCCGCTGCGTCGATGATGCACGTGCATCACCCAGAGCAAGTTAGTGGTGCACGAGCTTATTCCCCTCTCCAGCACAGTATTAATAATATTGTAGATATTTTAGAAATGTTATCGCTGGAAAAAGAAGCGGTAAAAGCTAACGCGGATATTGTTCGCACCATCACTAAAGAAGCTGGTGAATTCGCTGGAGATGTGGCCGATTTCCAAAGTTTCGGGATGCGCCCTCAAGATTGGGGCCAAACCAATAATTCAGTTTATACAAACCCAGGTGAGGTGGGTGCTTTTGTGGGTGGCAAAATCCTGGCATTAAGCCCAGGTGAAAAGCTGGAATCACACACCAGCACGCGAGCTAACGAGAATTTTCAAACCTTTATTGACCAGCTTAATCGGGATTCGGTAGGTGGCGTGCTACCTTATGAATTTACCGTAGATCCATCTAAACCAGGTTCTACTGGAGTACGTTTAGTGACTGCCAAAGCCCAGCGCGTATTTGAAGCCCGACAAAAGGTTTTAATCGATAGGTTATGTTCGCCCACCTACGCGTACGTTATTGCGTCCGCTATCGCTAATGGCGATCTACCACCTAATGACAATTTCAATAAGGTTAATTGGGTAACTCCACGCAAGATTACTGTAGATGCTGGCCGGGATGCTTCTGCTAACCAGCGCGATATTCAAATGGGGTTGAAAACCCTTAGCGATGATTTTGCGGAACGTGGCAGTGATTTCTATGATGAAACCGAGCGCCGCATTAATGAGCAAAAATATATTTTAAAACGTTGTAAAGAGGAAGGCCTGGAGCCCTGGCGCATCTATATGCCTCTCAATACATCTATCCCGGATATCGACGGTGATAACGGCCCAAAAGCTGATACCGAAGATAATGACGAAGAATTTAAAACATTAACCTAACTATTTACTAAAAAAAATTATGAAGAATTTATTAAAAGACATTAAGGGTAATCGCCCACTGCTCATTAAATCTGAGCAAGCTGCAGCTTACCTGGAGCGTACTAACCAACTGACCCATATTCCCCTGGGTACCAAAATTTCGGATATTGGCGAAATGGTTGCAGCCATTTTCGGTGAAGTTCAAACCTATGAAAAGTTTCCTCCTTACGCGGTAATTCCCATTAAAGGTGTAATCGGTAAGAATCTTTCCGAAATGGAAAAGATGTGCGGATGTTGCGATATCCAGGACGTTGAAGAAATGTTGGAAGATGCAGTAAACGATAAAAGTATTACTAACATTATTTTCCATATTGATTCGCCTGGTGGTTGCTCAGTGGGCGTTCCAGAGCTGGCTAATCGTATTAAAAATTGCAGTAAAAACACTATCGCTTTTACGGATAGCGAGGCCTGCAGCGCTGCCTACTGGCTTGGATCGCAAGCTAAGAGCTTCTATGCCACGCCATCATCTACGGTGGGTTCGGTAGGTGTTTACATCGCTTATCCAGATATGTCCCAGGCCTATGCTAACGAAGGTATTAAAATGGACGTTATCAAAGCCGGGATGTTCAAAGGTGCTGGAATTCCTGGCACGTCTTTAGACGAACGCCAGCGTGCTATGCTCCAGGAGGAAGTTATCGATATTTGGGCGCAGTTTAAAACGGCAGTTAAATCGGTCCGCGAATTTGTTGAAGATTCGTCTATGGAAGGCCAAACCTTTAGCGGTACGAAAGCGGCCGCAGTTGGCCTGGTTACTGGCCTTATTAATGGGTTTGATGAGCTGATGGAATCTTTAGATTCCGCAGTGGCTGAGCAAATGGAAGCTGATGAAGAAAACAAACAGCTGGAAGCTGATGAAACGATGCCAGAAGCTAAAGGTAAATTACTTACCGCGTCCGCACGTGCTTTGGTTGGTATTAACTTAAACCTTAAACCACAGGCCTCTAAAAAGGATGATGAGGAGGATGATGATGAAGATGAAGATGGCGTTCCTACTACCCCAGATTTAGAAGCTGATAAGCTTCCCCCTAAAATGGATGAGGATGAGGAAGAAGATGAAGATAAGGACGAAAAGCATATGGAATCAAAGCACATCGTTATTTCTGATTTCGATGGCACGATTAAAAATGAAAATGAGGATGAAACCTTAAATAAATCTGTCGCACGTCACCTTAAAAAGATGGCTAAAGCTGGCCGAGAAATTCACGTGGTAACTGGCCGGCACGAAGAAGATCGTGCTAAAGTTAGCGAGTATTTGGCTAAACACAATGTCGAGCACCACGGCCTGCATATGAAGCAGGAAGCTGACGAACGCGCCACCCCGTATTACAAGGTGGACGTAGTAGGTAAAATTGAGGCCGAAGGTCATCATATCGCCCATATCGTCGAAAATGATGAGCATTGTGCTGAGGCCTATACCGAAGCTGGCTGGCATTGTATTCACCCAGATACCGTTAAAAAAATGGATGATGAGGCCGACGCGGAAGAAGCTCTGGAGACGGAAAAGAAGCAAAACGATGGTGCTAAAAAACGTCACAAAGGCCGGACCATTTGACACGAACGCGTTTTTATAACCTATGACTTTAGAAGAATCCTTTAAGGCCTTAAAAGCCGCATTCACTAATAAGAATGCCGAGGCCGAAGCTCACGCTAAAGAAGTTTCTGCGTTAAAAGAAAAGAATGATACGCTGGCTGCTGAGATTGCTACCTTGACTGAAAAGTTTGAGATGGCCGCAGCTGCTGTTTCCGAACGCGACGCGTTGGCTAGCAAGGTTGAAGAATTGTTAAAGAGCTTGGCCGCAGTTGAAAAGGAAAAGGCCGAAGCTAATAACAAAATTGAGTCAGTAGGTAAGAAGGCCGCACAGATCGTGGCGGCCGCTGGTGCTACTCCTATAGAAATCATTCCTGGTAGCACAGCAGAAGCTGCAAATAAATCCGGTAAAGAGCTCTGGGAAGAATACCTGGCGATGCCACCTAGTGCTGCAAAGCAAACTTTCTATAACAAACATCGTAATAAGATTATCGCTCACCTAGGCATTAAATAATTTTTCTTAAAAATTCCTAACACAATTAACTAAACAAAATGGCAACTAATTCCGTTTTAAATCAAGGCCTTGCTCCTCAATTCGTGGCGGCCGAAACCCTTCGCACGCTGGTGCCTGTTCTGCAGCCCTTGAAAGAGATCTGCGTAACGGACTGGTCCCCTTACGTTGCGAATATTGGTAACGTGGTCCATACGCGCCTCGCTGCTCC